TGCGGGGCGACGAAATCGACCGCCTCGCCCCGGACGTGCTGGCTTGAGTCCCTCGACCCGATTGCGCGATTGAGCCGCAGCGACCTGAAACCCGATGTGATGTTGATCGGCACGACGTGCGACACGGTTGACCCGAGCAGGTCGCGGATCAGCTCCAAGCCGGCCGCCGTGCGCCGGAGCGTGGGCATAAGCTCTGGCTCCGGGTCATTGGTCCAGCCGCGCGATATCGCTGTAGCCGACCGGGTGAATTCATCGAGTGTGAAATTGGGGGATAGTTTCATTTCTCGATCACCGCCCACAGGTGGCACTTGCGCATCAGGTTGATTGCTTTCACCGCATTTGCTTTTCGCTTGTAGCCTTGCATCCCGATGATTTTGCCGTTGCGGGCAACTGGGCGAAAACGCCACTCGCGCTTCTTGTCGCGGAACAGTTCGAACCTCACCGGGGCGCTCCCCACCGATCCGCAAACGTGACCAGCATCCGCTCGATCACCGATGTGCCGACACTTGCGAGTGCGGCCGCTGCTGCGAACAGCGCGACGGATGGAACTGTGTCGAACGCAAGCAAGATCAGCCCGGCTGCCGTGCCAAGCCCACCGGACACCAACGCTCGGCCGATGACCACGCGCCACGACAACGCCGCATTCGAGGCGAGCAATTGCCCGAGGCCGATGCACGCGCCAATCACCCAAAGCCACGCGTGACTCATCCAGTCGTTATTCACCAGCCCTCCTTTAGGTTGTGCCGAATATGTCGATGCCATCGCACATCAGATGCCGACGGGCAGCCGCTGCGATGACGATGCCGGTGCCGCCTGGCGTGCGGGCAGTCAGCGAGAACGCGCCGGTTGTGCTGTTGACGATCACGTAATCGCCCGAAAGTCGCGGCAGAATAAATGCGATGTTGACCGTAAGCAGGCCAGTCAGCTCGATGATCCGATTGCGCGCATGGGCGGCCGTGGCCACGACGTCAACGCCACCGGCTACGGATAGCGAGAGGAAGCCCGGCGCTGGCACACCACCGATGCGTAGGTCTGTGTAGCTCGTGACTGTCGACGCACCGGCCACGATGTTGTACAGCGGCACTGGGGCGACGATAGCGGTGCCGATGCCCTTGCCGATCTGCACTGCCCATGCGCCTGCGTCCGTCATGCGTGAGAGCGTGCCGGCCGATGACCATGCGGTGAATCCGGTCGAGTCCAGCGCCAGCGTGACCGTGTTTGCGGCAGTTGCGGTCACCCGGGCGAATGACGCGTTGAGTTGTATTGTCCCGACGATGCCCGATATCCACAGCACGTCGCCGATGAAAAACGGATGCGCGGTGCTGGTGATAACGCATGGGTTGGCCAGCGTTACTGCCGTAATGGCCGCCGTTGTGGTGGATACCGGCCCGGCCTCGACGTTCTGCGTGCGGCTGGCCACGAGCTGCACCGTGGCGTTGGCCACCGATGTCGGCACACCCGATAGCGACACTTCACCGCCGTAGTAGCCCCAGGTCAGCGCCGATGTGGTCGACGCGCGCCGGCCGAATATCGCGGGCGGGCTGAGTGCATCGAACAGCGCGTTGGCGGTGACCTCTTTGGACGCCTGTGAAGTAGCGATGGTGTCGAGGTTTGTTGCGCTGTCGCTCATTAGACGATCCCTTGTGCTACGTACCCGCGCCCGGTGACTGCGCTGATTTGGAAAACTCGAATGGACACCGCAGCGAACACGGCATAGCTGTCGGCAGTCTGGAACGCAGTGCTGTATGCGTAAGTTGGGGTGGTCAATGCTGTGAGCGTGCGGCGCAGGATCGTAAACCCCGGGTTCCATATCTCCAGCTCGTACGTCTGCGCGGGCTCGCCCAGTTGAGCATCGACACTATCTAGCCACTCACCGCCGATGCGCGTGCGCCGCGTCCAGCTGATCGTCATCGCGCCGGTTGAGTCTCGGCCCGCGCCGAGAAGCACCGGGGCGAGACAGCGCAGGTTGACGCCCGTGTATGTCGCCGACTGCGCGACGGTTTCCTGCACCGTGCGGCCTATGCTTACCGGTTTAAACGTGCGCGCCAGGTTCAAGTCCCCCTGATACCGACGCAGAGCCGATGCGGTGAGCAGCACCACACGCTCCCCGATCACGTGCGTTGTCATCGCGTGTTCGGTGCCACGGCGTCCGCGCAGTAGCCCGGACAGTTGATACTCGCCAGCCCGGAACAGAAACGCTCCGGTGAACTGCACCAACTCTGCCCCGATCAACATTGCGTTTGCGCCGTTAAGAACCGCAAGTTGCGTAGTCGATGAGATCGAGCCGCACTCCAGCGCGATATTCACCAGATTCGTTTCATCAAAAATGTTCCTGCCCGTGAACGTTGGCAGTGCGGAAGTTGCGTAGCCGATTGCAGACTCGGCTGTGAGCGCTCCCCATTCGTCGTAGCTCGCCCCCGAATCGCTGCTGCGGTAGATCACCGCTCCGCGCCACCCCGCGCCGAAACCGCCAGCGGCTGCGTACACTTGCTGATCGTTGTCCTGATCGCGCAGGGCCGGCGCATCGACGATGGCGAACAGGGTAGTCGGTGCCGAGCGCACCGTTGATGGCGGCACGAGGCTTGCACCAGCGGGCGCGCTCTGCGTGTAGACGCTGGCTTCCTCGGCAACGGCCTCCAACTCGATCACCCCTGAGCGGGACTCCCGCTTGCCCTGAATCCTGAGCAGCGTCGTGCTACTCGGGCGCACTAGTGTCACCACGTCGGCGGGTTCCAATGCCGCATATTTGCGCGACAGTTGAATCCGGTATTTAACCCGCTGCGTCCATGCGTCGTACATCAACACGTCGGCAATCTGCTTGGCCTTCGCGTCTGTCATCGAGATAGCCAGCTCTACACCCATCTGCTGTTTAGATAGCGTGGTCTGCCGCTGCGATTGCTGCGTGGCCTGCTGATAGTCGGCTGCGTTGTTGATGTAGACCACGTTTACCCGGCTCGGTAACTCGACTTCCTGCTGGCGGGTGATGCTCACATCCTCGGGTAGCGCGTCATCGAACGCACGCGCTGCCAGGTCGGCATTGGTGATCGTGAGAACCGACGCGCCGCCGCGCTTGCGGAACACAATCTTGTTATCCGACTCGATGGCGTCGAAATAGAACGCCCGTTGCAGCGGCTCGATTGCCGCGCGAGCGCTGATCTGCTGGCCGACCGCGTAGCCGTCTACCAGATCGGTCAACGCTGTAACGTCGATGTCCCCGGCCAGCAAGCCCGCGCGGATGCACAGATCGCTGACTACGGACGACAGGGCGATACCGCCAGGGGTGAGAACATCAAAGCGCAGGGTAATCGCGCGTTGGTCCGGGAATTGCTGATTGTTGACGACCACGGCCGTGCCGGCGCGCACAGCCAGGGCGGTCATGTTGAACACCTGTGACTGGTCGAATCCAGTCCAGGTGATGCCGTCGAATGACCGGGCGTAGGCGTTTAAGAGTGCCCCGCCCCTGACTGCCACATAGTACGATCCGGCCCACCGGACGGCGTTATAGCCGCCAGCGGGCAGCGTAGGCGACGTCCAGGTGATGCCGTCGACCGAACGCGCGCCGAGCGCGTTACTGCTGCGCACGACGACCATGTGATTGGGGCTGGCGTCGATGAAAACGTTATCCGATCCGCCCGGAAGCGCGCCTATTGTCCATGCGAATCCGTCAGGACCATAGGCGGTTTCGCCCGTTGTTGCGATTACCACCCACCGAACTCCGGTCCAGCAGCACGACCTCCAGTCGCGGATGATCGGAACATTCTGCGAGGTCCATATGAGCCCGTCCGGCGATGTAGCCCATGTGAGGTTAGGGCCGATTATCAGCCACAGCGAACCGTTCCAGACAACTGACCTGGGGCCAGTAGGCGCACCCGCTGCGGACAGGATGGCAATCCAGTTTATGCCGTCTGTTGATGAGGCGATGGCGCTGCCAGTGCCGATAACCCAGGTGCCATTTCCCCAGGCAATGCAGAACCCGTTTCCCGCAGGTACCGACGCGGGCAGGTTTGTGATCGGCCCCCAAGTCTGAGCGTCCGCAGATCGTGCGTAGCGCGCCGTGCCGCGATCAACAGCGATGAATATGCTGCCGTCCGTGGCGATTGAATCGTAGGAGATGAAGGTGAACCCGGGCGGCGTGCTGTAGCTTTGCGTTGATGTCGTGCTGCCTACGCCCACGACCTCGGCTGTAATGTTCGGGAGGCGATTGCTGAACGCGGCCAGTTGCAGATCGGTGAAAACGACATAGGCCCGGCCCCGGTATGCGGGTACGTTGGCAACGCCGAGAGCGGCCTGCATCGTCGGGTCAGCCAGTTGCGTCGTGCTGCCCAGATAGATCGTTATCCCCTGAGCGCTTGCGTTGCTGGCCATTACCGTCGCCAGATCGGCGCTGGCCTCGACGTTGAATATCAGGGTTCCGTTGGCCCATATTTTCCGGACGCCGGTAATCGGCCCCTCGCCGAGCATCACGGCCATTGACACCCGATAGCTGAACGTGGTCTGAGACTGGCTCGGCCCGCCTTTGCCGCCTCGGGTTTGCGTGTTAACCGTCTCTATCAGATCGGTCGACCAGATCACATTACCCGCGACCCGCATCGTGCCGTACACGATAGGGATCGTTACACCATAGGCGGACTGCTGCGCGCGTAGGTCGCCGATGCGTGGCCCGACCTGATCCGGCGATTTGCCGGGAAAAAGAAGTTGTCCAACAACCTGCCCGACCGTCCAACCGATAGCGGCATAGCCTGTCGGGGCTAGGGCTGCTCCAGCTGCGGCGAGTGCGAGGACCGCCATCAGGCCACCCCAGGCATACGATAGATCGCGTTGGTGCGAGCGCGCCAGGCCGACGAGTACCGATGCTCGACGCACGATCCGGCCGACTCGTACGCGTGGATGATCGTGTCTGCGTCGGTCAGGATCGCCAGATGCTGCTCGTTGCCCGGGCCTGGCAGGAAGCCCATCAGAAGCACGCAGGCGGGATCAGGCGCTGCGATAGGGGTTAGGTGCTGGTCACATATCGCGCGCAGCATGCCCTCGTGAGGGACGCGCCCGTAGCCCTGGTAATCGACATCGAGCAGGCCGCAGGCGCGAGCAACACAGACAATCAGGCCCGCGCAGTCCACACCGACGCCCTGCACTCGCGCCTGATGCATAAATGGAGTGCCGAGCCAGCGCCGCGCTTCAATGATCACCTCCCCTCTCGTGGTCATGCCGGACCCCGCAAAACGGCGTCCATGCCGGGCAAGTGCGGTTCGCCCTGAAAATTGATCACGTTGTTGAACTTGGCGATGCACGTCGACAACAATTTATCGCAGCCGGGCACGAGGCTATACGTGTCGCTCACCGCGATAGCGTAGGGCATAGGCAGCGCCATGGTCATCACGCCGCTTGCGCCGTGGGTCTTGATCTCCATCTTGAATCCGTTGTTGGCTCCCGATGTCCATGTCACGACACCGAATGAGAAGTAAGCCGCCGCCTCGGCGCGGGCCGAGTCTGCCCACAGGCGCGCGCTGGTAACCGATGTCACAGTACC